GAAAGCTCCTTGTTGAAAATTAGTAGCTGACGGAAACCCATTTGGGTAAAATACGTGCCTGTATTTGCAATAAATAAGGGGTTGCTGCTCGTATTTGTACCCACTGTTCCACCAAACGGGGTAAGGCTTCCGTCCGGGGCATATATGTTACCGTTCGTTGATAGGCCTACGCTGGTGTTAGGTATAAAGCCTCCACGCGTGGAACTCTTAATGTAACAATCCAGCCTCCCCGATTTCGCGGCACTGTGCACATACAAGTCCGGGGGGTGAACTACGCCTGCTGCTTTGTACCCAGTGACGTCCAGCCAGTCAATGTCCCAAAAGATAGTGTACCTTTCGGGGAACATGAATGCCGCCGTTTCTGCTTTATCGCTCACACCATTGAACTGTAATGTACCATCTGCCATTGTTGCCCCAGTAACCGTCAAGTCCGGGGCTTTGCCTGCCATTGTAGCGGTATTGGGTATCGTGGCTAATGCGCCGTCCGGGAACGTACGTGCGTCCCACCTGCCTATTAAGTTGGCATCCCATATAGAGGGCTTACGGCTATCACCGATGCCCCATTTAGCGGTCAGCCCCGATATTAGGAACGACCGCATACGTATCTGTTTGATATCAATTCCTCTCATAGGCTACTGGAGTGTTTCAAATGATACCTCGGTACAGTTGTCGTACGATACGCGTAACTGCTGACCTACCACCGTGCCGACTACGTTGAACTCGGCTACATTACTAAACACGAACATTCCGCTTATCTCGCGGTCTACCACCCACTTTGTGCCGTTGATGGAGCGTTCAAGTACAATCGTACCGATGTTCGATACTTCAATCTGAAAAGCGATATTATCGCCCGTTGCGGTTACTACCGCCGAATAAGTTCTTGCCATAAAAAACTGTTTTTAGTTAAATTATTAAATTCCCCCTAACTTCTGTAGGTTCTTAACCGCATCCTCTGAAAGCACGTTAACCTGCATAGCCTTCGTGCCTGCTTCCTTGCCATTGCTTGTAACGTCCTTAAGGTCTCGTAGTCCTCTAAGCTTCGCCATGTAGTTAGCATCAACCACACCGGCGAGCGCGCTCTCGTCCATATTGGTTGCTATGAGTTCGGCGATAAGGGCGTACCCCGTCAATAAGTTAGCCGCGTCTTCGTTCCCATCGTCCGCCAGCTTTTCAAGCCGTGCGCCGTTCTTCTTGAATGCTTGCATAGTCCACCCGATGAAAAGGCAGAAGCCCCCGAGCGATGGCGCGCGTTTCTTCTCTATAGGTATCTTTTGCCCTGCCGCGTTCCCACCCTTTAGAACTTCATAAGTAATGAACGGGTTCCGCTCGCAAAAGTTCATGTACTCGGCTACGTAATCTACGCACTCCTCGACGGTAGTCAACGTGGCGCCTTTGCAACCGCGCGTCTGCACGACTTCATAAAGTTCCTTGCACTTCTTCAAATCTGTTTTAGGGGCTGGGGCTTTGCCCGTCGCTTGTCCCTTGGTGATTGCCGCTTTCGTATCTGGGGCGGCTTCCTTCTTTGTTCTTCCTGCCATAGTTTGTTTGTTATATAAATAAGGTATCGCGCGCGCGTGCTCGCGGTCTCTTAAAGAGATGCGCGAGTAGTAGACCAGTATTTGGACTATTCCAGTAGTTGGACTACTCACGTCGCTTTCAATCATGGCACAAAGGTAGGCAACAAATCGCACCAGACCAACCTACGGGCAGTTAGCCCTTTTCTACAAATAAAGCTTACAAATGAATTATATTTACACGCTGGAACATGGGGTCACTGTAACTACCTAATTCACTGAACGTTGCAGGCAACCGCCCAGATGGACACGCTTTTTTCTAAACTTTAATATAGGAAATAGTATATTTTATACCCCTCAAAATACACTATTCTCCAAAATAATGTTTTACCCCTCTTTTATCTGGTCATCTGGTCATATGTATATATAATATATTATAATAGAGAGAGTTAGGGTGACCAGAAAAGCGCCCAGATAAGGTTTTTTTACTGGTCAGGTGGGCTTAAAATATGTTAATTTTAGAGGCTCTTTTTTCTGAATATAAACAAAAGCCCAAATCTGACATTTTGTAATCAGATTTGGGCTAATCGCTATCATTTGGTTTGCCAATAGGCTTTCGTAGAGGGCACTATCATACTGCTAACTCCTATAGGCAAACCGCTTTCATTATGTCAATTTCCACCCGAGCGAAGACCGATACCAATACCACGTTTGAACCGTTCCATCCTTGAACGTTGATACCCTTTTTATCCTTCCCTCCGGGTCTATCCCGTATGTTCTTGATATGTCCTGCTCGTTTCTTTTCTCCTCGGCTAACCGGGCTTCGTCTCTGATGAGATACTGCCTTTTATTGATAGACTGTTTATATGTGAAGTCCTGGGCGGCTACATACTTTGCCAGCTTATCAATCCAACCGTTGCAAAGTTCCGCTTCCACATAACCGCGCCCGTACTTGTCTTTTGTTACCCCGGCGGTATATCCGTACCTTCGTATGAACTCCCATATAATGAATACATGGCAGTTGAGGCATACCGCCATATCCATAAAACTAACTTTCTTCATGCACGATGTTTTTAAGTTTTAAATACATGTAATACGCCCCGGCTCGCGGCTTCTTCATAAACACGTCGCTGCTGCCTGCGCTATATAAATCTTCGGGCGCGCTCCATGCGCCCACCTCGTCCGCCACACTCTCATGCACTTCGGCTATAATCACGCCTTTTAAGCTCGTGTAGCCCACTACTCTAATACCGATAAGGTATTCCACTTCATCAACCTTTGCGGCTGTCCTATCGTCCCATTTAAGCTTATAGGGAAGCTTTGGTTCTTTAGTCATTTTCTTATTTTTTATTAAACCTATCAAACATACTACCGCGCGCAGTTTTCAACGATAAAAGTACCACTGCCAACGCTACCATTATTATTCTTGCTCCCATTACGCGTCGTACTCCCCATCTATATAACGGGCTGCAAACTTAGCTACAAGCCACAAACCAGTTACCAAACCGGCGCCTATTGCAATTCCAAATAAACACATTAATGCTTCCATACATTTTCCTCCTATATTTTTGATGATACATTTTCTAAACCGTCCCCCATGCTAACAAGCTTCATACCTCCGTTCTTACCACGGATATAGGCAGCTTGTACATTGCCGTGCTCGTCCGTCGAGAATTGGATACCCTGCACGCCTTCGTGCTCCTTGATAAGCTCGCCTATCGTCTTATGCTTTGAGACTTCCGCCTCTACCGACTCTAACTGCGCTACCGGTTCCACAAGCATCCCGGCGTTGCGGTATACATACGACGGAAACTCATCATCAGACACGCCTATATCGGTAAGGCTCCAGGTCTGCCAACCCTCATGGCTAACCCCCAGTATAACCCCGAGCATGTCATTCCAACCGACTACCGCACCTGCATACTCACCGTTCTTGTCGAATACCGTACGACCTGCGTACAGCGTTGCAAAATCTCTGTTTCTAATCATAATCTTCTGTTTTTAAATCGTTGATACAAATATAACGCTTTTCCCGTTACGTTGGTTCTTTCGTTAACATCATTTAAGCATTAAACTATCCTTCAGTGATAACCCGTACTCTAATTGCTGTAACTTGAAATTACGTTGTATGCTGTCCGCGGCGTTCTGTACTACGGTGCAGTCCTACTAATAAAAGTAGGACTGCGATAACTGCTATTAACTTTTTCATTTTTTACTGTAAAATTCCATAAGTTCTTTAATACTCTGCATAAGCCCGTCTTGCGTCTGTTTCTTGCCTTCCAGGGCTTTTATTATCTTCTCGTCTACCGTGCCGGTGGTTAAGATGTGATGAACGGTTACGGGGTACGTTTGGCCCTGGCGATACAACCGGGCGTTGAACTGCATGTATAGCTCTAAGCTCCAAGTATTACCAAACCATATAAGCGTGTGCCCACCTTTTTGTAGGTTAAGCCCGTGCCCTGCGCTTGCCGGGTGCGTTACAAGCACTTTAATTTTCCCGGCATTCCACTCGGCTATCTGCTCGGGCTTTTCCAGTTTGACGGGCTTGTATGCCTTTAGCTTCTTCATTATGCGGTCAAGGTCATGCTTGTAAGAGTAGGCAACCAATACGGGCGAACCGTTTGCAGCCTCTACAAGCTCCTCGAGTTTCTCTAACTTCTCGTCGTGCACCTCGATAACCTTCCGGTCTGCATCGTATATCGCGCCGTTCGCGAATTGCTGTAGCTTATTGGACAGCGCTGCTGCACTTGCCGCGCTTATCGGTTCGTCCGAGTTGATAAGTTCCAGTACTTGCTCCTTCTCAAACCCCTTATACTGTGCCAGCACCTTCGGGGACAACTCTACGCGGTCGTATATATTGATACGTTCGGGCATCTTCAAATAGTCCTCGGCTGTCATCGATATGGTTATGTCGCTTATAAGGTCGCTTATTTGCTGCTCTGTTTCCTCTTGCGGGCTTTTCAGTGCATAGCTGTACACTATATCACCGTTCCGCTTGTCGGGTCTGAAAAACCTATCTCTGTACGCTGTGATTGATTTACCGAGCCTTTGCCCTTGGTCTATCAAATACATTTGAGCGAATAGGTCTATTAGTCCGTTTGGCGATGGTGTACCCGTCAAGCCTACTACCCGGGGAATAAACTTTCGCACCTTTCTAAGGGCTTTAAAACGCTCTGACGCGTAGTTCTTAAAACTGCTCAACTCGTCGATAACAACCATATCGTAGGGAAGCTTAACGCCCCCGTACTCCATTACGAGCCAAACAATGTTATCACGGCTAATTGCGTATATATCCGCTTTCTTCTCGTAGGCTTTCCGGCGCTGCTTAACCGTGCCGTCGATAACGGATATAGTTAAGTCCTTAAGGTGTGCCCATGCCTTAATCTCATCGCTCCATGTAACCTGTGTTACCTTCTTCGGGGCAATTACCAAGCAATTAGATATGATGCAATTATCTAAAAGGTCTTTAATCGCCGTTAGGGTTGTTACTGTTTTGCCAAGGCCCATATCTAGGAACAGCGCGCAAAACTCATTGTCTATGATGTGCTGCACTCCCTTTACTTGGTATTCATGTAATTGTTTTCTTTCTAACATAACATTGCTTTAATCATTGCTAACTGCGAGCTAAACTCGTGAAGGGCTGCCGGCGTTACGTGCCCCAATACTCTGTCGTAATCGGCAGCGCACTTAATGCGCTGACCGTTGATTACTATCTCGGTGTGTCCCGCGATACACTTTAACTTTAAATCTATATAGTTTACCATAACTTTATTACTTCATTAATTTTGTTTTGTAGAACACACAAATGCTTTTGAAATCCTGCTCATTTGATACGTAGCCCAGCGTTTTACGTGAAAGGAAATTAACGTCTCGGGTAATATCGCGTTGCAACTGGTTTAGAATTTCCTCGGTATTACCGAACTTATCGTCACGCACATACAGCGCGCCCGATTTGATACCAAAGTACATACCCAAACGGTATTCAATCTCTTCTTTTAAACTTCTCTTTTTCATGATTTCTGTTTTTAGAATTGTCCTTCGTAAATAAATAATTTCTCGGTAGCTTTTTTATCGAGGCTAATGCAATTCTGTATTGTCTTCTCCCAAATCTTTATAAAATCGTCTGGGGCTTGGTATTCGGAAATATAAACTTTATGTCCATCATAAACACGCTCCCGACACCACTGCCAAAACTCATCATGGCTCAGACCGTCTACATATCCTGTGGTATTCATATACGGGGGGTCGCAGTATATTATGGACTCATCGGGTATTTGTAAATTCCTATAGTCCCCGGTACGAAATTCTACGCCCTGCAATTTGGGTATCTGCTTTGCCATGCCCCTCACAGCCTCGGACATGCTGTCTATATGCCTGCCGTCACTTCTCCAGTATGTGCCGGAGTAGCCACCAAAGAATTTCCCCCTATAGGAAGCCATAAACCCCACCCAGCCCATAAAACCAATGTCGTATTTGTCAGACCCCGAACGAAAACAGTCCCTAACATCATTATACAGTTCGCGTTCTATTTGCTCGGGATATTTCTCCCCGGATACCAGCCCCCTAAACATGGCTATCAAATATTCGTTGCAATCGTTTGCTATTCTATTACCCAATACTTTGTCAGTCACATTGCACCCACCGCAAAACGGTTCTACGAAATACTGCCCTTCTTTTCTATCTGCCAAAATTATAGGCAAAATTTCTTTTGCTATTCTTGTCTTACCTCCTAAATACTGCATACTTGTTTATTTTTAAATTCAACACTACAAAGATAACCCTTTTCCCGGTACGTTGTTTATTTCCTTAACATTTCTTAAGAAAAAACTTATTGCCGCGTCCCGGCTTCCCAAATCATCGATAACAAATACTCTGAAGCCTAAAGCCTCTAACTTGCTGTGTATCAGTAATTGTATCTTGGTTGGTTTCTTACCCGTGGTCTTTATCTCGGCAAAGCCTACATACCCACCCTGGCAAAGTATCATTCTATCTGGCAAACCCTTTATAAAGGTGGATAATAGTTTTATTACCCACACCTTTTTTGTTCGGTTAAGCATCTCGGAGAATGTACGCTCCAAATCTTTTTCACTTATTATATCCTTCATTTCTCAATTTGTTTTCATATACCACTGTCTCGGAGAATTCCCCGGCATCGTGGTCTACTGTAGTTGTGTAGAGGTGACCGTTATAATAGCCCCTATACTTTAAAACCTCTCCGTTATGTACTATCTCGTCCCCGATACCGTACGCGTATTCTTGTCTACTTATCATAACGTAAATTGAATTGCTTTGTTTTCTAACTTAGAAATGCTTATGAACTCGGGGTACGTACCATCCGCGCGTTTTGCCGACATATTGCGATAGGAATACGTGTCCCCTTTCATACCGAAGTAGCGGAATAGCCGCCCGTCGCGCGTTATTATATAGTCGTGCTTCTCGTAGTTTGTACCTACGTGCCCTATCTTTAGGGAACTCCTATGGTTGCCAAAAAGGTTGGTATATTTCATCTTGAATGTTTTTGGCGGTAGGTGCGCTTCCTGGGTGTAAACCCATTGTTCAAGTACCGAAAGGTCTGCATACAAGTGGCTGCCCTCTGCGTCGACACCTAAATACATGTAGGGGGAGTTACCAGACATGAACACCGAGTAGCCTATGTACTTACCATCCCACTTCATTCCCTCAATATAGAACGTTGCAGGCTTCATTGTCTCGGACAAGCAAAGTACCGTTGTATCGTCGCTTTCCTCGTCCCCTACGGGCTTTTCTGCCTCGGCTGGTGTAGTTACCTTGGTTTCCTTTAAAACTTCCTTAGATAGCTCCGCAATGCGATATTTGCAAATGTGGATAATCTTTTCGTAGTCAAGCGTCCGTGCCTCGCCTTCCTTGCTGCGTAGCACGCGTTTCACTATATCCGCGTCCCAGGGGTTAAGGTTATACTCTTTCCAAATGTCCCACGGCTGGATAGCATGTTTTGAATAGTCTGAACTACCTACGTTGTAACTCTGTACTTTTTCACTTGTTGACATAACACAATATTATTTTATTTGTTTTGAACTCATTTTTATAAAACTCCCGTGCTTCCTCCACGGTTGGAAATATCCCATCTCCGGGGGTGGGATAATAAGAGGTACGCCCCCCTTCGTTTACTGCGATAACTTTTAAGATAGTAACCATTTTAATTTAATTGTTTTCTACGTTAATACATGTCATTAGTTCATTAAAGCTTTGCTCTGTAAGTTGGCGCGTGTAGGTCTGTCCCAGCATACCAATAAATGGTTTGTAGTCCATGCGCATAATACGTGATACGTGCTCAACGTTGATATACTCTACTTGCAATTCACCTTTAACTACGAACGTCAGTTCAATAAAATTTCCACTTTTCATAATCTTTTCTTTTTAAAATTGTATATAATAAAAACACTTCTTTAATTTTCCAATGCTTCAACCATTTTCCTAAGCTCTCCACGGGTTACGGAAATTTCGAAATACCCCGTTATCTTCTCCGTGATTACCCACGTACCATAAAGCTTTGAATAATATGCTTCGTTGTTGCTCGGGTTGTTTAGGTTGACCGTCTCACCCTTACCGGGCTTGTATTCCGCAAGGCTTGCAAGCGTTACCGCCGCTTCCTCGGGTGTGCCCAGATGGACTACCATAATATACCTTCCGGTCTCGCCCGTTAACGCCTCGATGGTTATTTCCCCATTGGTATCAACCAATTTGCAAACGCCCATACGGAAGGACTTCAATACATCGGGCTTACCTTGACTTGTAATCTGTGAAAACATTGATACACTTGTAAGAATTAACACTGCTAATACTACTAACTTTCTCATAATCTTTTGTTTTTAAATTGTTAAACCGTAATCTGATATAAATTCTAAAGCTTCTTTCTTTGTTTCAAATCTTCGGGATAGACTATTTCGGTACAATCCCGTTTCGGTGTTTAATATGTTCACTTGAAAAGCTACCTTCCCGAATGTTTTTACTCTAACTACTTCCGCTCTGTCATTCATAATCTTTTGTTTTTAAATTGTTATACTATAAGAACAGCGGAAGCTTTAGGAAGGTTCACCGCTATTGCCTTATTAACTTTTATTTTGAAAGTGACTTAATTTGTCTTTCCAACATTCTCGCCCGGCTTGCTTCGTTGTCTGCCATATCGGTTTGCCCGATTGACTGATAAAACTCTGCATTTTCTTTAGCCTCGGCCAATGCCTTTTGTTTTGCTACTATCATTTCCGACATTTCCGACTTGTTATTTCTAATAATCATTTCCTCTAAGGCTGTTCTCTTTGTAAGTTCTACTGTTGCTGTCATAATCTTTAGTTTTTAAATTGTTATTATTTCCTTTTGACATTACAAATATACGGCAAATAACAATAGGTTGTATATTCCATTAACACCATTTAAGAAATAAATCTCAATTAGTTATTCTGTTAACAGTTAGTTAACATTTGGGGGCTTTTACGCCCCCTCTGTTATCACTCGTTAACAATACGCTCAAACCCTCGTGTGCGTCCGATACCCATAACGGCTCTTCGCCCTGCCGCGCGCTGCCACCCTTGTACCTTAGACATGATAGCGGTTATTTCGCGGCTCTCCTTTGCGGTTACGCGCCCTATCTCCAACTCGAACACGTCCGTAGCTATCTGCGTGGTAGACACGAAGTCCATTTTTTCCAGTGTAAAATCTTCCGGGTCTACCTTCGATTCGTCGTACTCCCTAAAGTACATGCGCCGTTCATTCAAATGCATACGCCCCCAATCAGTTGGCACAAGCATACTCAAATACGCCTCTACTGATGCAGTACGGGGGTCGGCTTCGTAATGTTCTTCGCGTCCTTCCTCGGCGATTGCTTCGGCTTCACGGGATAACAACGTACTCACTTTTTGGAAATACATTTGGACTGCTTCCGCCCATAGCTGGTCTACATAATCGTCGAAGCCCTTTTCAAATATGAGATGCGTATTAGCGTTCGCCTTAACCTTCACGGGCAAAAAGCGTCTGCCGCCTGTATCGTCCTTTAGGAATTCGTCCCGGTTGGTCGTACCTATAAAGATACACTGTCGGGGGAAGTTCTTAGTAACACGCCCGTATGCCGGTCTAAAGCTGTCCTCTGTTTTGGATATGAAGTTCTTAACGCTCTCAACTTCTGAACGTCTCATTGCCGACAACTCTGCTACCTCCAATATCCAATTACCTTGCAACTGTTCAAACGCGCCCTTACCGTCCATACTTGAAAGGCTGTCGGAGAACCATTGCTTACCCAGCTTTTGAATAAAGGTACTCTTTCCTGCGCCCTGCTCGGACTGTAGAACTAACATGCTATCAAATTTGCACCCCTTTTGAAAGATACGTTTAACAGCTCCTACCATCATGATGCGGAATGCTTCTCGGGTATATATGTTATCCTCGGCACCCATGATGTGAATTAAAGCCTTATCAACTCTTTCAATACCGTCCCACTTTAATTTGGTTAGGTATTCCCGCACTGGGTGGAATGAGTTCATTTCCGCGGATAGTGCTATAGCGTCGTCAATCTTTGCGCTATTCGATATGCCGTAAATGTCCTCGATGTGTTTACGTACGCCCGAATAGTCCACGTCTTGAAAGTCCAAAGAGGTATCTTTCGCGCGCCATAGAGGTATGCGCGTAACGACCCGGCGTTCTTTAAATAGGTCTCGTGCAATAAGCCCCTTTAGGTTCGGGTCATACTTCATTATCAGCCCTAAATTCTTTGCAGATGGGAGGTAAGCGCCGCGCTTATCCGTTTCCAGTTTCGCCATTGCGTCCTCGTATGTAGTTGCTACATCGCTGTCTGTTGCTTCTTCAACCTCTATAACGTCGTCGAAGTCGTTCATGATTTCACCAGCCTTAACCGCCAGCGTCCGGGCACGTGCGGCGGCTACCTTCGCGTCCTTGTTTACAAGTTCGTTCATAGCCTCCGTGGAGTTCTTCCTATCCGCGCCCTTATCCAGTTTACCGAACTTGTGCACACGTACAAGGTCGTAGGCGTTAAACACGTGGTTGCCTTGTATGGGGTCGTTGTTGTGGAACGAATAAGCGAACATATCATTGAAGGTAAGCATACCGCCCGAAGTCGAGCCGCCCGTGTAAGTCCATCTATCATCCTGGTCTGTCGGTTCGTAAACGTCCGATAAGTATTCCGCAATAACCTCGCTAATCGTGTAGGCTCTACAGAAGTCACCCACATTACCCTCTTTCAATGTGGGGTCTTGTTGTTCCTTGGCGAGTGTCCGGGCTTCGCCCTTCTCGTCCTTGTGGTATGCCCATTCGGTTGTATCGCTCCAATCGTCGTACATGCCCAAATACTTCTGCACGTCCAAAGGGTTCTCATTGAACGCTGAATAATCTATAAACTCATATTCCACGTCTTTGGAAACCGAGGGGAAAAACATGCAGCGCTCGGGCTGGAACGTCGTTCTGTCGTATAAGTCGATACCCGTCAACTCTGCAACCTTTCGGGCGATAGCTTCGTATTGCTCCCCGTCCACTGGTTCGGACAACGGAATGATAACACGGTACCGAAGTGTATTCGCCTTCGGGTTATGCTTGTGCGTCCCGTGAATAATACACGCGCAATTAATAACCGAGTAGAACGCTTCCGGGAAGTTCTTCTCTCCGTAGTCAATATCAAGCGCCAGTATAGAGCGTTCCCCGACATTGTTTTTGTTTCTACGGCTACCGAACAATTCGCCACCCATGAACGCGCCTACGTCTTTAATGTTACCCTGCTCGGCTTTGCTCGCGCTCATAAACTCCCGGTACGTCTCATCCGTAACGGTTGCCTTTGTCAGCTTCTCGGTTAACTCGTCCCATGAGTATGAGCGGTTTTTCCATGAAATGGACTTCGCGCTGCTTGCTGTAGCAATTTTAAAAACCATTTTTCGTAAATCCATAATTTAATCTTTTTTGTAATATTCAGTAATATAACCTGCTGCTCTTAACGGTATGCCCTTCGCCCAACTCGGGGCGTTGCACATGGCATCGCTCATTATTTGCAGCGTCTTTTCTTCGTTCCCGTCTTTCGGAATCTCGGCGGCTATCTCATCGTGAACATGCAGCACGATATTAAAGCCTAAATCAAAAACCTTGAAAATCGCATTCGCCAGCAAGTCACGGGCTATCGCCTGCACAACGTTCTCGGTTAGCTTGCCCCCGTAGGTGTTTAGTTTAACCCATTTCCCGGACGTTTGGTCTTGCCCCATATAGGAGATGTCCTCAACTTCAAACGAGCCGTTAACGCCTTCTATGGTACGCTTTCCCATTCTTGCAGACGGGTAGAATAGCTTTCTACCGCTCGGTATTTCAATAGTCATCGCGCCACTCTCATATCGGAATATAATACTTGAAACATCGTCTATTCTGTAAACTTGTTCGCGTCTCGTTCCGATACATCTTTTGGCGCAATCTTCCAACGAACGCCACAAAGATACTACTTTTTTATTAGCTTCTCTCCATTTTGACAATATTTGAGGTTTTTCTTCGTCTTTTAACGCTTTCTTAATATCCATTGTAGTAAGAGCATTAACGCCGCCGCCATACCCCAATGCAAGCTCCGCAACCTTCCCTCGCTGCCTTAAGTCGTCGCCCTTGTGTACCGGTACACCGAACATTTTAGAGGCGGAAGCGCAATAAATATCGGCTTTCGGGTCGTTAAATAAGTCTAAACGCCATTGTTCGTTGGCAACCCATGCAATTACTCGGGCTTCAATAGCCGAGAAGTCAGCTACGGAGAACGTGTACCCCTCGGGGGCGATAAACGCGGTACGTATAAGCTGCGATAGTATATGCGTAGGCTTGTCGTATATAACTTCCATCATATCGAGGTCGTGCATCTTTGCCAGGTCTCGCGCGCCGTCCAGGTCTTCGATGTGGTTCTGGGGTAGGTTCTGTAATTGGACCAGGCGCCCAGCCCATCGCCCGGTACGGCTCGCACCATAGTAACGGAACAAACCCCTAATACGGTTGCCTCGCCCGGCGCTTGCAAGTATGGCGGTGTATTTGGCGTTCGACGTTTTGCCTATCTCCCTACGGAGGTCGATAACGTCTAACACTGCTTGCTTATCCTCGTCGGTAACGTTTTTAAGGCTCGCTACGGTCTTTATCACCTCTTCGATGTTATTCTTATTGAGTGAATCGATAACCAAGCCTGTACGCTCTTTAATGAAGCCTTTTAACTGTGGCATGGACTTTAGAGAACTTAGCCCATAAACCTTTTCGGCTTTCTCGGTAAGGCGCGCTTTATATTCTTCGTCCATATCTTGCGCGGCGTGTGCCAGCTCGAGGTCTGCCAATATACCGTAGTCGTTTATCCGCTGGTCAGCTGCATAAATGCGTTGTTCTTCTTCCGGGAATTCAAACCGGGATAGCTTACCGAATATTTCCTTTTCCGATAGCACATCATAACGTAGGTAATCGATGAACTCTTTCCAGTCATCGGGGGCGTGTTCCGGTAAATTACGTGTGCGCCCTCCGTTCGTTTTGGTAGGTTTGCAAGGAATAGAAAAATAACGGATAAGGTTTTTGCCCGTGCATTTCTTCTTATCGTCCAGGTCGAGGATATTGGATACCGCTTCCAGTGATGCAGGCATACCACAATACAATGACATGTTAGCCGTACAGAAAAAACGCATGGGGCTTATGTCAAACCCATACTCGCGCAAACAGATACGTTCAAACGTAGCGTTGTGCGCTACTATTACAACGTCCTCGTTGTTCTGTACATACGCGAACAACTCGTTAAACTCGTCCAGTCCTCCGGGCTTTGTTAGGTCAATGATTGTAACCTCCGTATCGGTGTCCCACATATAGCCGCAAAGGAGAATTTCGAAATTCTCGCATTCACAGTATTTATAGTTACCGGCGCTTTTAATGTCCGTTTCGGAATACGTTTCAAAGTCAATGAATAGATGTCTCATAATTACTTGTTTTAATTGTTATTACTATTATAACGGCAAAGGTACGACAATGTTTTTAATAAACAAGAAAAAAGGCTACTAATTGCATTTATTTAACAATTAGTAGCCTTTTTAACTTAATCTATAAACCGTGGTTGGGGTGATATCCGTATTTGATTTCGGCTGCCTTTCTTACTGCGGCCGCCTCCTCTAACGTTTTGAAGTAACCTAAGTTTGTATTCTTTTTATCTATATAGATTTGGGTTACCCACCGTCTGTCTCGGGTTATGTAAGAAACCCCCACAATGCCGGAAGTGTTTAGCGCCTTCTTGGAAACGTTTTTAAGGTTTTCGTGTTGCGATACCAGCCTTAGGTTTTCTGGTCTGTTATTTAGTCTATCATGGTCTATGTGGTCTACTTGTAACTTTTCGTCGTAGCCCCCGGTTATTATCAGCATGACAACTCTGTGAACATATAGATTTTCTCCGTGAAGTTTGAAGCCCCTATAACCCGTATCTTTTTTAATGAAACCTACCTCAGCCCCCACCTTTACTTTTTTTCCCGGAAGCTTTTTTCCAAAAGAGCTTTCCGCTACTCGGCTCGTAGCGGAAAAACTCCATAGCGGTTTTAAATGTTATCATATCAGTCTGCAAAGATAGGTGAATAAAATATGAAACCCCGTTTTTCGTTAAGAATTACGTATGTCTGTTGGGGTACCTCGTATGATAACCCGTGCCCCATTGCAAAGGCATCATAGCCCTTCAAAGACCCGTTAATGCAAACCTCTTTTGTATAAATACTTGAATGCCAGTGACCTAAAAAGGCTTTGTCAATCTTTATAACTTGGCTCATCTTACCGAACCATCTTAGCATTGCCGGGTACAAACCTCCTACGCCGCCCGAGCTTCTAAACTGGAAGCCATGAGCAAACAAAATTTTCTTTCCGTAAATGTCGAGATATGCCAAATCACCTTCCGGAATCACATACTCAAATTTTGTTAGACCCATCAAGGTAAGCGTTTGTTCGATGTCCTTGTATAAAAAATATTCATGGTTAAGCGCAAAGCCGTTGTTGAATTGTAATTTTTTTGTTGTCCGCGAGTGATTGCCGCAAATACCTACTACGATAATCTTTTGAAGTTCGGGCAGTTCGTCGTGAATAGCTTTTAAGCCCGATATGATTAGCTTCTTTACGAATGCAACGCCCTGCATTGGGGACAGTCCGTTTGTCTGTGCCAGTTCGTCGTGTATATAACCGCCTATCATATCACCAAGCAAGCCCACTACCAAGTTATCTACTGGCTTCTTTTTAATCATGTAGATGGCATTTGAGAAGAAGTTCTTAATACGCTGTTCGGAGATTTCCAAATTAAACTCATTCAGCCCTAAAACAGTGGAAGCTTTCACCGTCTCCTCGGCGTGCCAGTCAGACGCAATAAGAAACCCGGTATTACCCTCATCAAGTGAATTTTTTGATTTTGTTTTAATCTCGACCAGCTCCACGGGGGCTGCGTCCTTCTTCAAGCCAATAATGCCCTTTAGCTCTTCCTCGTTGTAATAGCTTTTAAGCTCCTCTATCAGCGGGTCAGCCTCAACAACGGGCTGTTGTACCTCTATTACTGCCTTGCCCTCACGGGCAGCCCAATATGCCTTGTTGACCTTATTATACTTTTTCAACGGTTTGCCCGTTGCCTTTGAAATTCTAACACCTTCTGCGTTTACGTATGAATCGTATTTTCCCATTTTTGCTTTTTATTTTTGGGCGGCTGTTACACCGCCCGGTTATTAATCTGTTTAAATTGAATTGTTAGCTGAAAAGGTCGTCGTTCTCGTCTTCAAAATCGAAATCGTTAACGCTTGTACCGCCGTCAAGTCTTTCGTCGTCTTTGGTCTTCTGCACACCGTTCAAACCTACACCGATACCGTATTTCCCGGTAAACTCATAAGGGTAGAAAGACACGGCTACGTTGCCCCATGAACCGCTATAAACCTCGTTCGGGTCTGTGATGTACTGTTTCTTACCGTCAATCACGATAGGCGCGCCCTGCTTCTCTTTACGCTTTGCATTGATAAAGTAACAGCCTTGATACTCTGCACCGTCTTTCTCCGCGTCCCCATCTCTTAATGGGTTAGTCCATACCTTCGGGTCTTTGCCGTTCAACTTCGGGTAACGTGCCTTAAGGGTTGAGAATTCGGCTTCGATAGCTGCCTTAATCTTTGGAACTTCCGGGCTATCTTTCGGAATCAATAAACATACACTGTAACTTGCTTCTCCTTGTCCGTTGACTTGTTGCGCTTCAAATAATCTAACATAACTCAATCTCACGTTCTTAACCATTACTTTTGCCATAATAACTTTTTTATTGTTTTTGCCCTCTAATCGGTTCGGACGTTCCGTTTTTAATTTGATGTTGCAAAGATAACAAATAAATCAATAGGTTGTTTATTCTGTTAACCTTGTTTAACTTTAAAAGTTTTTGGTGCTATCAAAATAGCATAATCTAAATCTTTTTGGTCTGCCGCACATATGATACACTTTGTGTCGTTCTTTCCGTGTGCCCTAAAGCCACCCACGTATGCCCTAAAGTTATCCACGTCTGAATTTCTAATAGCCTCAATCTCGTCCATACTGAATCCCTTTATGGCTGCCAAAAGTTTTTGCATGTCTGTAGAGGTTTGCTCAAGTTCTTTCTTGCTCCAGGTGCGGAATTGCTTTTTTATTCCAAAACTCGGTTCTTTCTTGAATCTCTTTCTCTGTTAAAATACCGTTGTTACTTTTCATATCGTTTTGTTTTTAAATTGATAATGCAAATATAACGCTTTATCTGATAGGTTGGTTCTTTCGTTAACTTCTTTTATGAGTTTAATTCATCGAAGTCATCAATAGTAGGGCTTAATTCTTCTCTCTTATCGCTTTCCGGGGCTAATGTTGGCAGTCCTTGCGGCTTGACTATCAGACCGTCAAGCGTTGCGGCGAGCGGTTTCTTGCCTACCAGCCTTTCCAAATCGCCAATACCTTTCAGTTTGCTGTTAGTTATGTCCTCGGTAGATAACCCGATAGCCTTTAGCCGCTCTATGGCTGTTTCCGTGTCGTTTATGACACGTACCGAGCGACCCTCCACAAGCTTCCACCCTTTGACCTTTTCGCCCCGTGTAGCGGCTTGCATCGCGAATGTTTTTACCGAGGCGAGCCAGTCGGTGAACATATCGGACTTGCTTAATATATCGCCTATCTCGTCAAGCGTTAGCGCCTTTGTATCTCCGTAGGTCTCGAACTCGTTAACTAAAGCATCTTTCTGTGCCCTGCATTGCGCTTTGAACTTGCAGAACTTACAATGGTTACCTACTTTGGTCTCCCCTTGTCCAGCCCATGCCTTTTCAGCTGTCGGGCGGAGTACGTGTATCGCCCAGTGGGTCAAGTCCCGTGCGGACATTTCGAATACCGAGTAATTGCCTAACCGTACTTGTGCGATGTGCATACGTACCGTTTCAATCTTCGCGCGGTGCGCTGGCTCTAATGAGTTGAGCACCCCAATAGCGTACATCATTAACTGGCTATTCCCGTCAGCGTCCACTTGTACACCCTTACCGTATTTTAAATCTATGATGTTTAGAACTGTTTCGCCTACTATGTCACAGTCACAGCTACCGAAACACTCGGGTACGTATGTTGTTAAATCGAACTTTCGTTCTATACTCATTTTAGCGCCTTCTTCCAGTTCGTATATGTCACACACATAGCAAACGTAGTCGGTTACGTAGTGTTCCATTTCTGAACTATAGTATTTGTTGTTACGTATCTCATCGGGTACGGGCAATTCGTCCAATAACGGTAGGTATTCCCCGGCTAAATACTTTTCTATTGCGTGCTCTGCCAACTCGTGCGCTACCGTTCCCTCTTCGGATGCCGCGCTGCTTGTGCTCTCATAAGGTTCTTCCAACCGTGCAGACGGTGTGCAGTTAAGCCATCGGTGCGAGCTGCTCGGAGAAAGCAGGGCATGTGCCCTACTTGTGTGGTCTACTTGTACTTTCATTCTTTTTAATCGTTATAGGTTTCAATACGTTGTTTAAGTAACTCGAACTTCTCGGGCTTGATACGCATAAGAGACGCGCCGCCGAATTCCAACATGATGTCCGTTAATTGCGGACGGGTGATTTTCCCGGTTTTCATTAAATCAATCATGAACGCCTGCATGTCCTTTGCCGTTAGAGGCTCATTTGAGGCTCTCTCCGGGACTTTCTCCTCCTCAACGGGAGCTTGTACGGGTTCGGGTTCGGGTTCAATCGTCGCTTGTGGGGCTTCCTTTACGGTCTTTGGCTTTTCGGTCTTTGGTTTTACGGGCTCCCCAACAGTTACGGGCTTTCCAAGTTCTTTTTTCACTTCTGCGATAGCTTCAGTGATATTTTCCGGCTTCACTTCTTCCTGCTTCACTTCCTGGACGGGTGCGGCGGTCTGTGTAGGTTCGCTAAACGTCGGTACGCTTGTACTGTTTACGGGGCTTTCTGTAGGCGCTGCCATAGCCTTAAGCGGTGCGCTACCAAATAGACGGTTCGTAAGGTCATTTACAAATGCTACTTCTTGTTCGTTTGTAACGTCGAAATCAATTGTTAACGGTGTAATCTTCATTTTCTTTTCTTTTTATATGGTGAATAAATAATTTAGGCTTCTTTGATTTGTTCAGCTTCCAAAATGGCTTGTGCAACCTTTGCCACTGTATCGTTATAGAACTCGTCCCACTCATCGCGGTTGATATACATATCTTCAACATCTACGGGGTATTTTGTTCCTTCCATCGTAGAGACGTAGTAAGGGAGTATAAACCCTTCAAACGTCGGCATTTCCTGCACCGCATCAATGACTTGGTATTTGTTCTTCCTCGCGCTTGCCTGCAAGTGCTTTTTTTACTTCTTCAATAATAAACTTTTGTTCTTTCATAACTTTATCTTTTTAAATTGTTGATGCAAATATAACGCTTTTGCAAATACGTTGGTTCACTTGTTAACCTTATTTAAGAAAATAGCTTCTAAAAGGTTCTGCATGTGTTCATATCCCATATCGTTGTATTGGTATTCTTCAAATCTTCCGTTATGGCGTACCTCTGAAAAAGTATCGCTATACTCGTTGCCTGCCCCGTCTATAAATACTAATACGTGGCTCTTCATCTCGAACTGACCCTCGGTCAGCGTCTCTCTAAAAATTAAATCAATTGCTTTCATACTTTGCTTCGTTTTATACGTTAATACAATGATAACAAATCTACGTTCTTACTTGTTCACGGCTATTTCCAATTTAATGTCCTGGTGACCTCTTTTTTTTAAAAAACTATTCGGTGTTTGAGTCCCATTCACTTTTCAAACTTTCCCTTTCGGGTATCGTGCTCTTAGTTTCGGTAAAAAGCAACCTCTTAGTTTTTTTTTGTTTGTTTTTGGATAACCCGGTGTTTGAATCCTATTCACTTTTCAAACTTTCCTTTTAAGGGTATCGTGTTCTTAGTTTCAGTAAAGAACAACCTTGTTTCCTTTTGACATTACAAAGATACGGCAAATATCAATAGGCTGTATCTCTTTTTGTGCTAATAAATCTTAATGAAAAGTGAAAAGATGTAAAGAAACAGTCTGGCTGGGCTAAAGTGCTGATTTCCAATGTCGTAGACTGACCAGCCCAGATGGACACCCTTTTTTCTAAACTTTCATTTCGGAAATAGTGGTTTTTACAGCTCGTTCTATAGTGGTAAATGCTATTTTCTCCAGAATAATGTTTTACCCCCTTTTTATCTGGTCATCTGGTCATTTATATATAATGTATTATAATATAAGGAGTTAGAGCGACCAGAAGACCCGACCAGATAAGATTTTTTACTGGTCATGTGGTATTAAAGAATGTGAACAAAAAAATGGAGAACTGTTAACAGCCCTCCATTTCCTAATTATTTTAGCTTTACCACTATGTCTATATCTATCTTTGATTTGGGGTTTTTGTTTGATATGTCGTGCTCTATAGCCTTGACCCCCCATCTGAAAAACAAGAATCTTTTCTTCCGGACTGTGATAACTCCCGTTATCGTGTCCCTACCTTGGTAGCTTAATTCTGTACTGTCTTGCTTAACCCTTGCTTGTATCGTGTTCCATGCGTCCCGGTATTCGACTATCAACTCGCCCGCTACCGTATCGGTACGCACCACCTCCTTTATTACTGTCTTGGTAACGGTACGGGTAGCGGAAAGCGCATCTTTCACTCGAACGTTAAGCGCGTCCACCTCTTTATATAGGTCTGCGTTCGTCTTCTTTAGCTCCTTGTGCGACATCTCCAGCGCTTTACGCTTCACCGCCGCATCCCCGAGCTTGGTTTTGTACTCTATCTGTACGTCGTTCATCGCCTCAACGTTACGTTCTAAACGTCCTATTTCAGCTCTTTGCTCCCTTATGGTGTCTACCATCTTGGTTACCACACCAAACAGCACCATAAGGACTGCAAAGCCTATAATTATCTTTTGTAGTTTACTCATAGCGAATTGCATTAATACGGTTCATCCATCCTTTGCGGTATTTCTCGTTTTTTGGGCGCGCCTTGCAAATCTCGTCGACGAACTTTGCCCTATCGTCTTTAATCATTTTAAAGAGCGTAGCCGCGTCCATAGCGTTAAGGGCTGCAATGGTCTGCTTACCTACAATACCGTCCGCCTTGACGCCCAAAAGACGCTGTGGGCGCTTTATACCGTGCGACCCCGAAGCCCACACCCAGTCAACTAAGATATTTGCTACTGCCTGGCTTTTGATTTCGTCTGCTTTCCACCTATCCCAGTACAAAGACTTGAAAATATTGTGCCATTCGGCATCGGATATGTTTTTCAAGTCATCAACGGTTGGGGCTTTTTGCCCCTTCCGCTTCTTGTATTCGGTGAATGTGCCTATGGTGATACCTTTGTTTGTTGCGCCCCCGAGGTCATCAGGGTCGTTAACGAAACCGCCCTCCCACTGTAGGATGAACGGTATTAATTTACTGCTGTTCGCCATCTTCTTTCTCCTTTTCTTCTAAGGGCATTTCAAATTCGCCATCCTTAATCTTTTTCTTAAGTTGGAAATACTTGCTATTCGCTATGCTGTTTAACACCTTCACAAATTCATTTCCCGGCTGAACTACCCTAAGGTTTCTTGTTATGTTACGCGCGTATATAATAAGGAATATACCCGTGAGCACCTTAACTAAAAGCTGATAATCTATCCCGGGTTCTAACATGTTGCACGTTAGGGCTACAAAGAATAGAATTGCATTGGTTACAAACAACTCCTTAACCGCCTGCATGGTCTTTTTGTGCCTGTAGGGCTTTCCTTTCGCCCGGTCTGCCAAATAACCTACCAACCAGTTCAACGCGGTAACGATAATTGTTAAAAAAATAAAGTCCCGTATATCCGTAACTACTGTTAGAACGGTAACAGCAAAAAACGTGCGGAAATAGGTCTCAAATTGTTCTATCACTTGATTAGCCCTATACGGGTATTCAATACTGTGCATGTCTTTATAAACCCGTCCGCCTTCATTTGGCTTATCAACGGCTCTATAAAAAGGTCTGCCTTGCTCCGTTCGGCCTCAAACCTTTTAACCTTGCTTGTATCTGGTACGACTACCGAGCCGCCGTATGTCTGAATCTTCATACCCGTGCTCGTACTGTTTTGGTCTGCTATCTGCAAATACCGCGCGAACGCGTAATAACAGATAACCTTTTCAAGTCCTGCGAAGTTAGACCCGTCCGCGATATATTTCCCGGGGACAGCGTCATACATGCTGCCAACCTGGGGTAATATATCAAGTAGGTCTGCCTCGAAGAACGCCTTTTCTATCTTGTTGCCCTTAACGTCCGTCGCTATTTCAAACAACTGGCGGAACTGTGCTACCGGGTATGATTTCGGGTTCTCCATTTTCTTCTTCAAATTTATTATTAATTTCTGTAACTGACGGGTCAACCCCGAACACTTGGTACAACTCGCGCGAAATGCGCTGGCGTATCTTTTGCAAGCTATTGCGATAGACCTTTTGCAGCTCCTTTATAACCTCGCCCGAGGCGTTAGAATAGGTCATTAGCGAGCTATCGATAAGGGGTAACGGAATGTTATATGCCGATATAGCAATGTCCTTTCTAAGGGGTTCTACATATGCCTTGTACAGCTCCCTATCTATCGGGCTGCCTAACTGGTCAACCTTGATAAATGGTTTGTCTGTAGCTATGTTTTCGTCCCTTACTGTAAGCACTGAACCTGCGTTCTCACTACCCATCATCTCGGCTAATGTATCGCGGAATTCCTGCTGTGCCTGCTCGGACTCGAAATCACCGTGCGACACGATACTACACATGTGGAAACCCCTGCCCAAAGTACGGTTAACATATTTGCCGTTCTTGTCTTCCGCACCCATCTCGTTTCGTACCGAGTGGAACGTGCTAAGGGGATACGGGCGCGTTGTTCCAAGGTTCACATATAGTAGTTGCCCCTTATGGTTCTCGATACCGCCGCACTCTTCAACCTCCGATGCGAAATTTTCCGGGTCAAAGGTAGGATATACCGTGGAGTTCTGCGCGCTGCTCGTTGCCTTGACGTTCTGTCTGTCCCAATTATTGAAAACGCGCCATCTCTTTATGGATGGGTCTTTCAAATAGTTGTCGTTCATCTCGGCACGGACATACTCAAACGGAACGTTGTACACGTTTCGTGGCTTGTAGCCTTCGGGTGTCAAACCATACTGGACTATCCATGCCCAGCCCCTAAAACGTGCGACATCGTTTGCCGTAGCCTCTAAAACATCGTCCATGTTACAGCCGTTACCGTTTGTTATCGCCGCGAAATCTTTGTTCTTGAAGCCCTCGCAAATGATATTCTCGGTCATTTTTTCAACCGCTGCCGTGGCTGTCTTAGAAGCGTATATAAGTTCGGCTATTTCCTGCGGATATAAGTTGCCGTCTCCGTAGTTAATAATCTTATCGCCCGTATTAGCGGACAACTTAAGCGCTTTTTCGACAACAAGCGCGAAACGTCTGTAACCTATCATATTTAATTCTCCTCTTTATTGATTTCTACGAAGCATTCAGCATAAGCCGGGTTTTCAGTCATGAGGCGTTCCGCAATTGCGTCAGTCATGTTCGCGCTCTTATACACAACACCATCAACGTAATGCACGATACGCGCCCCTGGCTTCATCGCCCATCTGTAAACCACCTTAGTTAAATACTTCGTTTCATACCACAAAGATAAATATTCCATATCCATGTGGCAATTAGGGTCAAGTTTTAGCCCGGTCATTGCGTAATATGCATCCAACTTTTCTTGTAATGTTGCAACCTTCGGTTCAACAACAACGGGAGCAGTGCTCTCGCCCTGCCCCGTGGTATTTGTTTTTTCTTCTGCCATTTTCTTTTTGATTTAATTAGGGTTCTGGTGTCGGTTGTGGTGTCGGTTGTGGCGTAGACAACGCGTCATAATCCGCCTTGCTCAAAAAGTGAGCCGTTGTTCCTACCTGCCAATCCTCAACACCATACGTGAACGTTGTAAAGCCGTCCCCGGCTGAATCGTAGCTTGTTTCCAAGCAAACCAGCGGGGCGCCCAAACCGAACACGGCACACTGTCCGCTTTGAAATTCAACCGCTACAACCAATTCAGCGCGTTGCCTGCCATTAACCACCCCGAGAGGAGTGCCTGCTGAGTGTTCCACGTTTGAAGCAAAAAAGTTTTTAAAAACTACCGATACGTCGTACGCACCGGGCGTTATATCCTGCGACTTCATGCCTACCGTCAACTGCATAGAGTTGTTGATAGCGGTAATGCTGTAGGCTACCGCCCCGGTTTTGCGCGTAATTGTCGCGTTACTATTCGACGCTACGGTAAAACTCGCAACATCCGAAGCGTTAAGGAGCTTCGCCCCTACCGGGCGAGCGCCACCCGTAGCACCGCAAGGCATAGCCAAAGTAGCGGATATCTTTCCAATACATGCCATATTATTTTTCCTTTCTTTTTTAGTTAATTACTATCCTACTGCCGCATCTAAGAGGGCTTGGTAGGGCCCTACTTCCATAAAACACGTGTCCTCTCCGATAACATTTTCCGGAGTTTCCAAAGTTACTGTAGTCCACCCCCCGTTATCGTGGGAACTTCTATCGATGCCTGTAGCACTCAGCCCGTAGTAAAGTCCGTAAACCCCTGCGCGCGCCGATGAATTTGCAGTTTTTGCGACAATAACGAAGCTCCCATTTGTGAACGCATTCATTATATAGGACAACACCGACGTTTGGTCGGCGTACGTAACCGTCATATTTGCGGTATGCGTGTTCGCATTTGGCGCACCGTCGTTTATTTTCAGAGCCGTAGATAAAACTAATGAACGCTTTACTGTGTCAATTTTATAAGCCTTCGCCCCTGGTGCTAAAGTTATGGTAGCCACGCCACTCGCATCTGATGTAAAACTCGCTATGTCGCTTTTGTTAATAATAATCGCGCTAACTAAACCAGTCGCGCCACTGTCGCAATCATAATTTATTGCACTTGTCAATTTTGAAATACATGCCATATCTTTAACCTCCTACTTTTGCTTTGATTGAACTAACTGCGGCTGCTGTCACACCCATAATATAATTACCTGCCGAGCCTTCGGGGGCTGCAAGCGATACCGTGATAAAGCCTGCATTGGCGTTGCTGTCCCAATCCACGCCCGAGCATTCCAGCGGCGAGGTATGTCCGATAAACATGTTTGTACCGTCCACGTATTCAGCAAGTACGTAGAAATTACCGCCCAAGATTGAGCGTACGCGCGCGATTGTACCAGGTAGTGTCCTTGGAATTTTAAACGTCACATTAATGTCCATCTTTGCGGAAGCGTCCATTGTTCGGATAGCTGACGTAATTTGTATATTCTGCTTATACCCTTCCACAAGAATAACAACCCCACCCGATGCAACCTTAGCGGTAAGAATCGAAAGTGTATTGATGTCCGTCGTAGTAGTTACGTCTTCCGCGTGCATAAGATAGAGGTTCTTAACCCCCACGGGTGCAAACGTACAGTCTACAGTGATGTTGCCTTTAAGTTTATTTAAACAACTTTTTCCCATATTATTTGAAATAAAAAAGGGGCTGGGTTAATATCCCAACCCCCTTTATTAGTAAATGATTTTATTAAACTCTTGCTGTCAACCACAACTGCATCTTCTCGGGTGCTACCAACATAGCATCAGCCGCGAACAAAGTCTGTGAGTAGTAGTTGCGGCTCTTTGCGTCCTGGATGAACGGAGCGATAACCGTACCGGCGCTTTCAAGTGCAATCTGAAGGTTGTCTTTCGGAGTGAACGCGATAAATGCAGTGTCCAAACCGTCAGCGATAGCTGCATTAGAAACGTGTCTCAACTCGTTAATCTTGTAACCCTCGAAGTAATACACCGGGCGACCGTCTACGATATCGGACTGCGCTACACTGTTATCACGTGCCTGCAACAAGTTCTTGTACAAGCGCATAACGTTAGACGTAACGAAGAACTCAGAGTTGTCCAGTGTATCAGGGCGCTGTGCGTCGATAGCACCACGCAATGCAGCAAGAACGCCATTAGTATCGAGAACCAATACTTTTTCAGTCATTGTGCTGTCCTTGTACTGCTTGATGATACCGCCATTAGCGAAGATACCGTAACCAGTTGCTTCTGCCGCTACGTTACCGTCCAACCAAGCCAAGCGAAGCAAGTCAGCCTCTAATACCTTCAATACTTCGGACTGGATGAATCCTGCCAATTCTGTTTCAGAAAAGTTGTCATCAAGGTTGATACCCTTTGCAACCATCTTACCCCACAAGCTCTGCAAGCAAATCTCGATAGGCAGTTCGATAGGTGCATGTTGGTAATACTTAACCTTGTCGACTACGCTATTATAAAAGTATTCACCGTTACATCCTGCTGATTTGCGCAATGCCTTGTCGGCTGCTGTAAGGGAAACAACGGGTGTACCATTAGGGATACCGTTCATTACTGTGATGCCTTGTGCGATTTCGCCGGCAAGTCCTACGGTTAAGGAAATAACCTCGTTAAGTGAGTTGAGGTTCAGGCTGTTAAGGTCTGTAAATGTAAAAGCCATAATCTTTTGTTTTTTAGTTATTTGTTGTAAAATCTTTTAGCTGCTTCTGCTACAGCCTCTTTTGATAATTTTGTTTCTTTCTTCTTCGGCATGTTAACCGCTGGCGCACCGGGTTTCGCTGTCGCTCTGCTAAATTGAGCCGTCATAGCTTCCAGTGATGCGGTAAGTTCAGTAACCGAAGTTTCCAAAGCTGCCATACGGTTTGCAAACTCTTCGGGTACTTCTGCAGTAGTCGGGATTTCAACGCCAATCTCTTCCTCTTTTACTTCCTCTTCTACCTTAGCTTCTACGCTTTCGATAACACCGTTTGCAATGGTGATAACCAACACACCGTCCTCAACCCGCACTTCTACTTTGCCGTCCGGGTGGGCGTTGCCCTCGCTATCGAAAACCTTGTCGCCGATAGCCATTGTTTCGCCTGCTGCTTCAATCGTGATACTTGCACCGTCTACGGTTTCTACCGTCTCAGTTGCAAAGCTCGACTTCTTGAATAGAGAAGCGAAAGAACTAAAAAATTTGTTCATCTTCTTTTCGTTTTGATTATTAAATAAGCTTGTGGTGGCTGCTGGAAGACCTACCAAATCACATGAGTATAACTCAAAAAATTTGGTAACGTCCAGCACATCACCGTTTAATGTCTGATTGTTTATGCCTACCACCGAAACGCCCAACATATCGGGTTCGTTTTCAATCATCCCGGAGATGAATTTTGCCTCCGATGGGTATGCGGCTTGTAAGGCTTCAGATAATTCCAAATCGGCATAAGCTACACCGTCCTCATAGACGAAGTTAACAAACTTTCCTAAATACCCGTCCAGCATATCCGCACCGTTATGGGTGCGCCTGCAATGGATAGGCTTAAGGTTGCCGAGCGTTACAACGCTTTGAACTGCGGTCTCCGTAATGACTAACGGGTACTCCTTGCCTTCGTGTACTCCAAAGTTGGTAGTAACGCCGGCTTGAATAATTCTAAGTTTCTTAAATTTCATATTATTTGCTTTTGTTGTAACACGTGCAAAGATAGGCAGTATATCGTAAACTGCCATCTCTGTACGAGTTAATGGTTTAAAATGTTGCCAGCCCCTGGACTACCGAAACGTCGTTCTGTCCGCTGTTGATGTCTTGCACCGATACAACCGGGTTAGGCATGCTCATTACTGCGTCGATAACTACCCCGGCAAGCTGGTTAATACTTTCGCTTGATAACTTCATGCTCCCGGCTTGCTTAACTACTCGGTTTGCTTCGGAAAGCCCGGCAACCATACCGCCGTCAGCGAACTTGTAAAGCCCCGACGTACCGAACGAATTGCCCCCGTGCGCTTCATTGAGTGCAGATAACGCATTAATCTCGGCGCTCGCTGTCTTCTTCATGATATAAACATTCTCGCCACCTTCTGCCTCGAACACCTGCCCGTTATCGCCCCGGAACGTCACACCGCCCTGCGCATGGGAACGCCCGTATATCTGACCGCCTTTGGCATACTTCTTAACGGAAGTGTTAATTTTCGTATCGGGGTCTTTCTGTTTCGCAATCGTAGCGACTTGTTTCATACCGAAAGCAATAACAATGGCGGCTTGTGCAATACCGAATATACCACCACTTGCCAGCGCTTTTGTTGCACCTAAGTAAGTATTTATTGTCGCTTGAACAACCGCAAATGCCTTACCTATAGCACTTTGCTCTCCCAACAGTGATGACATTTGTCCCGCGAGTCCTGCCGTCATTGTCAGTTCTGCATTAACGCGTGCCTTGGTGTTCTCCTCCTTCGCCTTCTCGTATTTGGCTTGTATCAACGCGGTGTTAGCTCCTATCTTCTCGGCCGCTTCCATCTCTTGCGCGTACTGTGCATCAAGCTGCATTTGTCGCATATCGAATTCGTTGGTTACTTCCATCATTTTAAGCTCATGTAGGTTCGCCGCGTCCGTCGCTTCGCGCTCCCTCATCAGTGCGTCCTGCTCTTCTTTACGTTGCATCTCCAACTGTTGTATGCCTAAATCAAACTCGGCTTCCTTGTTGGCGTATTCCTGCTTTGTGATGAGACCCTGCTCTAATCTGTACTTTTCAAGCTTTAAACTTTCCTCGACATATGCCTTTTCGTTTTCTATCTTCATTCCGATGGTGTCGTTTTCCAGTTCCTTAGCTTGCATTGAAAGGTTAAGAGCCGTTAACGCTGTTTCCATCTGCTTTATGGTAGCTTCTTGTAAAGCGCGCTTTTGGTTCTCCGCGTCTTGCGCTGCCTTTATTGCGGCTTGTGCTTTGGCGTTCTCTGCTGCCTTGTAAGCCGCTTCGTTGGCTGCTATCTGTGCCTTTACAATACCGCTCGCCTGGTTTTCCAACTCCTTACGTTGCCCGATATAATCGGCTTGGCGTGCTTGCAGGTCTGCCAGTGCTTGCATTTCTGCGCGTCGGTCTTCCTTGCTTGTGTAGCTCAACTCGTTTTGCGCCTTGATTTGGTCATACTTCTGTTGTAGTACGTCTATCTCGGCTTTCTCCATTTGCTTAGAAATCGCGATAGCCTTTTGCGCTGCCAGGTTCCGTTCTTCTGCGGTCTTTAGCTGGTCACCTACAATGGTACGTTGTGCTTCCAGTTCTCTACGCATCGCCGACAGCGTTACAAGGTTGTTTGTTTCTGCCTCATATATCGCTAACTCTTGCTTGGTGAGTGCTTTGGCTGCGTTCGCTGCCTTCGTGGTCCCCTCGGTAATAAGACCGATAGACGAAAGCAAGTTAACAACCTTCTCCGTTATCCACTCGAAAGCCTTTGCCACACCCCCGAGAAGCTCGGTAATGTCGTCCAGTATGCGCGAGAAGATAACTTCAAACGGCGCGAACGCTGCTTTCAGATTAGCTGCCATCTCGCTGTTACGTTTCATCAGCTTTTCAACCGTTGACACGAGGACAAGTATAACCGACACAACCGCCAATATAGGGTTCGCTTTCAACGTAGCATTAAACACCTTTAGGATGTTCACGCCCCCGGAAAGAGAGGTAGCCATAGCCGCTGTAGCCCCGGAAAGTCCCTTCGTGCTGCTCATGGCTTCCTGGATGCTCTCCGCATAGTTACCTACGTTCCTACGGTTATCGCCTACAGCCTTTTCCATGTCCTTAAGCTTGTCACTTATTTCCTTTGTTTCAGTCACAAGCTTCTGCCCTTCGTACGTGTTGTTGCGCGTCGCTGCACTCATCGAGTTTAGCTCCTTAGTGTTCTTCGCCAACTGCGCACGAAGCGCATCTACGCTGTCCTCCTGGCTGTTTAAGAGTGTCATGTTCGTCTTTATCTCGCGGTTGTTGTCGGAGATTGAGGCGTTAACGTTCAACAACTGCTTTTTCAAATCTATTTGAGCCTTTGCCGCATCGCCTACCGCTTTTTTATACTCATCTTGTCCGATTGTCCCAGCCTTGTACGATTTGCCTGCCTCATCCAACTGTTTCTTCTCGTCCTTAAGCGCTGCCATTAGCTGGCTCTTGGTGTCCGCCAGTTCGACGGACTTCGCTATAAGAGCGTCCAACCCATCAAGGGCTGATGACGTATCAAACGAAAGGTCTAATAGAGTAACTTTTTCTGTTGCCATAATCCAAATTATTAATTTTTAACTGCAATTAACGTAACGTTTGCATTTCCCGTTGACGCGTCCCAGTTGCTTATCGTTCGGAGATAAAACCAGTAGTTAAGTTCACCTACGAAATAAAGCGCGTCGGACTTCATTTTCTGTATATCGAAATATGATAGGTTCATTTTAGCCGTTATCTGCCAACCCGGTGAGAAACGGTAGTAATGCCCTGCTATCGTAGAGCGGTAGCCGCTTGCACGGTTGAAATAGTTATCCGGCACGTACGAGCCTGCCAACCTAATCATGGAGGCGTATGGCCTTTGCACACCGGGGTTTACCGGGAACGCGCTCTCGCCTACTGTCTCCTGCGTAGATATAGCGCCACCATAACCGCCTACCGTCTGCTTTAGCGAGCCTACCTGTACTGCGTATGTTCTTGCTGCGCCGGCGGTTTCTGCAACCTTTATACTTGACGTATCTATTTTCCCCGTCCAGTCTACACGATAGGTCGAACTCGCCTCCGGGTTGATAAACGGTTTGAGCGTCAACGAAAACGGGCTTGACTTAAATTCGTACGTCCAGCAAAACGCTTTGCAGAATGCCTGCACAATCCCGAAAGGCGTATCTATGCCCATTGTTTCGACCAAGCCCCAAGCATACTCCGGGGCGGTAACCGACTCAATTTTGAACGATATATAGTAAGCTTCCGCATTCGGTACAGTGGTAATCGGTGTGCCCGAGTATACCCCCGACACTGCCGAGGTAGTAAATCCGAAGTTCAAATCGTGTGAAGACCTCGGAGTAACCAAGCATGATGTAGAACTCGGGCTTACCGGGTAGTACGGGTGATTGCCGTCGGGTCTTACCGCACCGCGCTTAAATGGCAAAGCGAATGTACCGCCGTTGCTTCTAAGGTAAACAGTAGAAGGCGCGGAAGGCGGAAGGACTATAAACGAGTCATCCGTAAACCTTAAATCGAAAGCAGAGCCGGTCATGTATGTAAAACACGTGGCAACCTCGTTGTTTTCCGCTATCATGTAATTAGCCGAATATACAGAGCCGTCCAGCCCATCATGCGCGCCTTTAAAAACTAACTGACTTTCTGCGTCCTTGTATTCACCTGCCTTTTTTGTGACCCGGTCTGCGATATATGACATAAGCACGGGCGTTGTCCCGTTTTTCGCGTATATTGTAGGTATCGTAACGTCGTTCGGGTACGCGTAGTTAAGACTGTCTATATACGTCGAATACTGATAAGCCGGTGTTTCGTATTTAGGTATTGCCACCACCGGGGCGCGCAATGACGAAAGCTTTGATATGTTTTCTATCAGTTCAAGGCTGTAGCCGTCTTCGTCCGCCGTTACACGTACACGGAACAAACCGCTGCCAAACGGAATATTGAAGCCGCCGAAATACAACTCTGCACGGTACGGAGATGTCCTTATGAACTTCCCCGGGAAACGCTCGGAACGGAACACACGGTCATTCACTTCTGAACGGGGTATGTTGATTGTCCCGGAGTAACTAACCGTTTGCTCCGTGAATTTTAAAGGGTCTGGGTTGCTGATAGTCAGTTTCACCGAGTTAGCGGTTACACCGTCTATCACTTCGCCATTAATTCTTATTGCTAAATCCATATTGTTAAGGTTCTATAATTTCAAACTTGCATTTAAACGCGGCTACTCGTCCCGTCGCACCGCCTTGTATGTTCAATGCGTTCGGGTTCTGTATCGTAACGCGTGCCCACTGGTTGGTGGCCAAAGGGAATACCCCGGCAACGTCTCCCGAGCGTGAAAGCCAGTACAGCGCGTTTTGGTTATCGTCCGTTACTACTACGCTTATAGTAACGTCGTAGGACAACACACGGTTGCCGCCCGAGAAGTTAACCAAGTAAGTAGGCACAATGCGATACTTGTCGAAATACATCGTATCATACGCCCCTTTGCTGTTAAGCCATCGAAGCGTTACACGTTTGTTAGGGTCGGGGCAATACGGGTATTTACGTTCAAAACGCGCGTAGCCCCATACGCTGGCGTCGTTTGCGGTTCTAAATTCGCGCATCGGTAGGGGCGCACTGTTCGAATACGTGGTATTCGCCCATATCAGGGACGTACCCGTACCGTTGTTTCTGTACCGTAGTCTACCGTCCGAGTTAGCCGCAAACTGTCCGTATCTCAGGGCAAAGTTAAACGGTGCTCCCGTCAACGGACTTTTAAGGAACGAAGCGCAAGTAAAGTCCACTTGGTTAAATAGACCGTTACCATAGTCGGATAGGCTGCGCGTGCTCGGCGAATTTACGAATGCCCCGTTGGCTATCGGTGCGTGAATCACGGTTAACGTCATTGATTTCAGCGTGCCCTCCGTGTACAGTATCTGCACCGCGTCCGCAAAATCGGTAAACCCCAAGCCTGCGTTAATGCTCTCCGTTATGCTCGGTGCGGCTGCTGCCATCATGGATATATCCAATACCGCGCCCTCGTATGGGGTTACAGTAGCCGTTGCCTTCTGTGCTCCGTTACGTGAAAAGATAAGGGCTATACTGGTAACCGAACCGACCTGCTCTAAGCGTATAGGGCGGTAAATACCCGCCCCAATACCGTACATGTACATCGCTCCTCCTGCCGTAACCGTTTGGTTGTTTAATAGGTTTCTTATAATCATTGCTTTTTAGTTAAAATGGTTAATATCTCCGCCCGTACTATCCGGGACACCTCTACTGTGATACGTTGCACCATCTCGGGGGTGAGTATCTTACTTGCTACGCCGCCCTCGTTGTGCTCGTTGGGTACTTTAATACCGTCGCGCTTGATAACGTATGCTATCGCGTATGCCGCTTCTTCGGGTATGTCCGTACCGGCGTTCGCGTTCTTGTCTTTTATCCATTGCTTGATGGCAGAAACGGGTGGGAAGCTACCAGCCGCCCTCCCGTCTTCCATCTGATAGATGTATGCCGGGCTTTCTATCTTAACGCCGCCTGCATACTCCACCACTTCAGTTTCTCTGTCGAAGCGACCCGAAGCGTTAAGCCTCATGCGATAGTAGTTAGCTACTATCTCGTCGCGTATCTGCCTAACTAATTGGGTAACTTCTTTGTTCATAGTTAAATGTATTTAAACAGTGCACAAAAGTACGAAGTAACCCATCAGAAAGCAAACGGTGTTAAGTTCACGCCCCGTACTTGTAAGCGTCGAACGTTGCCTCCCAGCCCGATTTGATAGTATCGTACTGGTTCTGCACTTTGACGATACGTAGCGAGCCTATCTCGTAGCCGCATATGAAGCTTTTAAGCATCTCATGTAAAAGCCGGTCTGTACGTATCAGTGTCGCAATCTCTAACCCATCGTCTCGCATATAAGCCGATGTACCCATGCAGCGAATGACTACCGTGTAGGCGCTGCTGTTAGGTACGTTGGTGTCCGTATAGCTTCCAGTCGTTACGTCAAGCGTAAAGAAGTCATCGCCCAATTCATTGGCCGCTACGTTCTGTACTGCGGTATCTCCGAATATCAGCGTTTTGCCCAAGGCTGTAGCCCGGGCGTTCGCTGTGTTAATTATTGTTTCAAAAGTCATAACTACCTATTTTTCATTTGTTGTTTCTTCATATCTCGCTTCTCCTTCTCTATCTCGTCGTTACGTTTGGCGATGGCAAGCATAGCGTCCGAATAGTTAATTTGCTTCGCGTCCTCAAAGCTACAGTGGAAAAGCTCGGCGGTAATCTGCACAAGCCCGAGAAGGTTCTTTGCTTGTTTAATTGTCTCGTCACCCGTCAACGCGCTTTCGCCCGTCTGCTTCATGTTCTGGAACACGATTTGCTCGAGACCGTCCGCGATTTCCATCTGTGACACTATGAACTTGTCGAGCTTCGCGGCATCGAGAATGGTCTCGGCTTCATAGTTGTCATCAGTCCATGCCTTGATACGCTCGTTTGCGTCCTCCGCGCGGCGCGTTTCAAGCATAGACCATAGAGTTATGTCTTCAACGTCTCTAAGTCTGTACACGGCTTTCCCATTGCGCGTAGCGACTTGCGAGGGGCGGCAGTATTTAATCATATCCTTTAGCAACTTCTCCTCGTCCTTGGTTATTCGGACAGTTCCGTTTGCCGGTAGGTTAGCAACTCTTAATAAAACCTTTCGGTTGTTAATCGCTGTTATGCGATAAATCCATTTCAATATAAACTTTTTCATTATTTAGGTCTGTATTTACGTATCAAGAAGTCCACACCGTAACGGAGCGCGTCGAGTGCGTGGTTCCACGCGTCTATGGCTTCGTTGGTGTATATGTCCGATACTTCGTCCTTAATCCATTTGTAATTATCCAGCTCGTCAAGTAGCTTAACGGAACGCTTTGTTACGTGCAACTTGAACTGCTTGACCTGGGCAATGCCGGCCGCCACAGAGCCTCGCCCCTTAACACACGGTATTGCCTTGATACGCTTTTGCTGTAGCTCCACGATACTCTTTTGCTCTGCACTGTCGCACACGGTTATCACGCGGTTAAGCGCATTAGCGTTCAAGTAGTCCGCTATATGGCTGTTTAGCAAGCCTTGTTCATAACAAAGCAAGTCTACGAACAAGTCCCAGCCTTCCATACGTATGTCGACAATCGCGGTGGGGTCATTAACGAAACCGAAGTCAAGCCCCAGGCACCTGCCCGTGTAGGTTTCCGGCATATCGTCAATGACTTCATATTCGGGGTAAACGTTACCCTCTACGCCGCCCGTCAAGCCCTCGCCATACACGCGCCACCAGTTAGCGTCGTCCTTGTTCTTCTCGATGGCTGCCACTTGCTCGGGGGTCAAGTACGGGTTATCCTTATACGTCGAATGTATCGTGGTGTATCTGTCACCTACGAACTCGGTCTCGCCCCAAAACTTCCGTACCGGGTTGTAGTCGATGATAACCTTTTTACGTGTACGGATATCAAGCTGCCTAAAGATTTCCCGGGGTATGCTTTGCGCCTCGTTGACGAAAAGAATATCACGTGCCGGACCGTGCACCTTGCCGGCGTTATCACAAGAGAAGAACTCTACTATCGTGCCGTTCGGGTATTCGTATGTACTCTCCGTTTTATTGAACTTGTTCTCGTCCCAATACCCCTCGGCTGCCACCATGGCTTTAAAGTCACGGAGCATACCACGTTTGACCATAGGGAACGTAGCTGCCACACACGATATAACGAGCGGTTGGGGGTTGTTCAATGCAAGTATGTGCAACATCTGTAGGGTTGCCCATGTCTTGCCGCTACGTGTACCGCCTTTAGAGGCTACTCCGCGTATCTTCGGGTCTACGAAAGCTGATAGTAGCTTTTCAAAAGTAAATGTAACGTTCATGTTTATAAATGTTTAATGCCACAAAGGTAGTGAAAACCGATGTGGCATTGATGTTTGATAGAGTTTAAGCCGGGAACATGACGCGTAACACGTCGTTAACCTCGGCTTGCGAAAGCTCCTTGTTGAAAATTAGTAGCTGACGGAAACCCATTTGGGTAAAATACG